TACTGTTAGAACATTCACAGTTTCTTCAAGGTTTTGTATTGTACTGGCTTGCTGTGCAGTCCACCAGATGAAGCCACCAATTTGTGCTATCACCACACCTACGACAGCAATGCTGACCTTTGGTAGCTTATCTGACATCTATCTATATCCTCTACGGGCTACAGCATCTCGTTGCACATCGATACGCTCACGGTTTACTTCGTTGCGCTCATCTGCGATCTGCTCCTGAAGCTCTAGTCTAGCTGAATCCGTGGTAGCTTGCTGCTCCATTTTCATCTGCTCTAGTTGAAGTTTGGCTTGATCAAGGGAAGACTTCTGTTCCGTTTCCATTTGTTTGATAGCCAATTCCTGCATACGGATGGCAACAAGTGGATCTTGATCCTCACCGCCTCGACCTTGATAAGTTAGTAATGGCATGATCTCTTGCAGCAACTGAGTTTCTACCTGCGCCACACGGGCTTCGATCATATCAGGAGCCATAGGCTGCATCATAGGTGGTTGTGCACCAACCTGTGTCAACGCCATTTGCTGCTGTTGCTGTTGCTGAATCTCTGCTTGTACCATGGTTCTTGCCTTCATGTTGACATGCTGTAACACATGACTAAACAACGCTGCCAGTACCGCAGGAGTTTTCTGTAGTATGCTCAACTCTAACAAAGATATGTGTGCTGCAATGTGTGCATCGTGATCTTGCTGTGGATATGCCTGTGGTGTTTTACCGCCAATCATACCTGCGTTCTCTGTTGCTGGATCTTGTGGCTGCGGCTGTGGTTTAGGTGGCAAGATCTCGTCAATATTCTGCACCTCCAATGCTTGGTACATCCTTCGATAGGCTGCATGTAAGTTGTGCATCTGGGGGTTAGACTGCGCCAACTGCAACTGCGTTTGAGCTAGGGTCACCCGCTGCGCCATTGAAAAGATGTTCGGATCGCTGACTGGGAGGACGTCAATCCGGCCATCGAAGTCTTCAACCTTAACCTGTGACGGTGCACCCGCGACCGCGTACGGATACATCGGAGGAAGGTTTTCGGCGAAGATACGCGACAGCAAACGGAACTCCGTTTTCTGTGCGTAGTGCAGACGTTTGTGAATCGCAGACATGACTTTCATGCCACGTTCAATCAAAGCTACGGTCGTGCCAACAGGCATTTCATTGTTCATATCACCAATCTGTTGATCGGCTAACGCTACAAAACGACGACCATCCTGTACCAATCCACCCAACATAGAGGCCAGCGTAGCTGATGGTTCTTTGTACGGTAGAGGTATGATAGCGTCTCTGATGCTTCCTCCTGGGGCGTCAATGTCCCTCCACTCTCCAGGCTGTAATGGCTCATCGTCATTGCGTACCCGCACTCCACGGGCCTTAAAACCAGCGGGAAGGTTAGCTAGAGTACCAGCGTCGATCAACTGACGTAGCAAACTGGTGGCTGCTCGACCTAAACCGCCAATCATGTGGATCAAACCAAACCCATAGAAACCCAGTCCCGGCATGAATTTGTAATGCACAAAGTACTGGACCTTCTTTTTCAGTGGGTCATCCATCGCATAGTTCCTGCGAATAGACAGAATCTGATTTGAGTTCTCGTCGATTGTAACAATGTAAGGAAGTCTAATGCCTGTGGACTCCCCAGTTGTTGGATCTTTATCTTCAAAACCTTCTATGTCCAGATCTGCATGGATCTCTAGGATCGTTAGCACATCGTCGCTGTAGTTCTTCGATAGACCTTCTAGTTCGTTTACCTTCTGCTTGACAGGGTTCTCATCTGATTCTTCCGAAACCATGAGGTCAACATCGCGGTACATTCCCGCGTATTGCATCTTCTTTACTTCGTTTTCATCCATGCGAAGGACGTGCGTAACCCTCGTTGCCGTCGCCAGATCCGTAGCTGAATACGGTACAACCAGATCCTGCGCTGGAATAAACTTCGATACCGCTCTCTGTTTTGTCGGGTCAAAGTATACTTTCTTAAAGGTTGACCCCGATAACGGTAAGTAAAATAACATCTGATCCATGTCTGGATCGTATTCTTCCATAACCTCAGTGATCTGATAGTTCATAAAATCCTTGACACGAGTAGCCTGATCCTCTCTTGCCTGATCCTTCAAACCCACAATGTTGGTTCTAACTGGCCCACCCGAAGGGAGCAGTTCCTTGTATGCCTGTGCTTGGAACTGTGTTACGCTCTCACTTACCATCGGGTGGGTAATGCCGCTTGCCCCCTCAAACGGCGTTGTTCTGTCCTCTGTCTTGATACCTAATAGGTCAAGACCATTGACGTATGTTTCTTCCCACTCGGATCTTGAATCAAGATCTTCTCTGTACGATCCTCGTAGTTCTGATGACAACGATCCGAGAGTAGAGTCGTCCAAGAACTCTGCCAGATTAGCATCAAACGGTATCAACTCTTCTTCTGGCATGTCATCTGCCATCATTAGAGCCTGAACTATGGCTCCACCCATTCCATCTTGAATAACTTCTGCACCACCCTCAAATTCCTCTGGGGCGTCGATAGGGATTTCTACCTCTGGTAGTCCTTCTGTGTCATCCAGATCTAAACCTGGTGTGACCATGTTAGGTGGTAATGCCATTAATAATACACCCTTTTACGGGGCCTCCATTCTGTTTCGTCTTCGTTCTCACCACGTAGATATATAAACCCACCCTGACGAAAACGCATCAGTGCTAATGTCATACTATCACAAAAGTCATCATGATCGCCATTAGGAAATGAAACAACTTCTTCAATTACTTCATCAGCAAATTTCTCATGCATCGGTGCCCATATCATACCAGCTTCAAATAATGGCGCAACCATGTGCATTCTTGTTACTTTATCGTTCCCCTTGCCCGGAGAAAATCCCAAAGCCGGAATACCGCGTAACCGCAACTCGTCAATGAGTGGTGTACCCGTCGCTTTCGCTTCGACCAACACCATGTCTGGTTCCCAGTATTCGTGTTCTTCATAGGCTATCTCCTTTAATTCTGGAAAATTCCACCGTCCGCGTCTAGCATCCAGTAAAATAGCGTGATCAGCCCCACCTTCCTCCGGTTTAAAGATGCCCCACGTCGTAATTGCAGAGTAGTCGGCTGTTTGTTTCTTGGAAAACGCCGTATCGTACGCCTGAATGATGTAATCTAGCTGCGGAATCTTTTCTTTGTCCCAATCTTGCCACCAATCGCGCTTGATTATAGCCGCTTCCGACGCTGTCGGCGTCTGCTGCCACTGTGCATTCCATTTTCCTACAGGAAGTGACGCTTTAATCGACAATAATGCGTCTTTTTCCCAGAATTCAGGCCACAATGGGTTGTCTGACGGCATAATTGCAGGAAATTCTACCACTTCCCACTGATCTGCCATCGAATCACCGCTCTGCGCTTGCATTAAACGGCCTGTCAAGTCTTTTTTACCCCATCTTGTCATAACCAAGATGATTGCACCACCCGGTTGGAGACGTTGTCGAGGTCCAGAGGTGTACCATTCGTACGCATTGTCGAATGCACTCTCGCTCATCGCGTCCTGTTCCGAGTGTGGGTCGTCAATAATGAACAAATCCGCACCACGACCCGTTACCGCAGCCCCAACACCCGCTGCAAAGTACTCACCGCCCCTGTCTGTCTGCCATTTTCCCGCACCTTTGTTGTCTTCCTTGAGGTTTGTGTCTGGAAAAATGTCTTTGTACGCAGGATCATCAATCAAATCCCGCACTTTTCGTCCAAATCGTACCGCCAATTCCGTATTGTGCGTCGCTTGAATGATCTTCAACTTAGGATTTCGACCCAAAAACCACGCTGGCATCAAATATGACGCAAATTCCGACTTCGAATGCCGAGGTGGCATGTTAATTATCAATCGCTTGAGTTCTCCTTGTGCGACACGCTCAAGTTTCTCGGCTATAATACGGTGGTGACGGCCCTCAATGAAGTTGTCGTACACATGATGAGCAAAAGGCATGAACTTTTCGGTTGCCTCTTCGCGTATGTCTAACTTTTTCTTGGCCTCAGTAAGTGCCAAGATCTCCTTCAGTGCTTCCTCTGGGAGAGCTTGGAGGTTCATGGTTCGTTAACTTAGTCTATTTGCTACAGGAGCCAAGGACCCAAGACCACCCTGCGGCATTGGCATCGCTCTGGGCGGTGTTGCCAGTAATGGGTTTGCCACAACTGTTGGGTTTAGTTGACCCAAGGTCATCGGAGCGACCTGCGTATATGGAGACACTGTTGTTCCAGTGCCGGGTGATGGAACAGGCATGACCGGATCAGCAAATGGTGTTGAAAACGGATCAACAACACACTGCTTCTTTTCTGTGTCATACATATATCCTTCAGGACATGGATCATCTGGAGCTTTGTCCTCAACCACTTCCGTTACGGTTGATCCATCATTTGTAGATTCATATTGCTGCTGGTTCATCATCCGCTCCCGAACTTCTGGGTCCATTTCCAAGGTGCTAGGAGCAGTGCCCACTTTTGGATCTGCAATGTCATAAGGTAATCCCAATGCATCAAAAGCATAGAAACTTCCGTCTGCTCTTTGAAAAATAGGCTTACCGCCTACAGTGTTTACAATCGGATCATCAGAACGACTACCCGAAAGATAATTAATACCCTTACCAATCAACGTATTTGATAGCCCATACCTAGACGGACCAGTTGACATAATCCCTGTTGCGTCAGTGAACGTGGTTCCTGTTACATTCCCTCGGGCATCCTTTTTTCCACTCAAAGTAAAACTAGTGCCTAAACCTTTACCCGCAGTGTCCGTATAACCTGTCTTAGTTTTAGGATCATATCCCGTGCCAATATTTGCACCAGCCGCCTTTGCCTCTTGCATTGATATAGAAGGTGAAGCTGCCAAGTTGCGAAGTAGTGTTTGTTTCACTAATTCACCTGGTTTTGTAACTTTAGTAGTTCCACCACCTAGTTCATCTGGAATATTCAAAATCTCAACAGTACCAGGTCTTCGTAATTTACCAGCTTTCGCTAACTCGTTCGCCTTCTTCATAGACTCAGCGAACTGTTTTCCCGCTGCCATGTCCGAAGGTTTTGCCTTCGTAGTCGTAGGAACCGTCTTGATATTCGATAAAGGTTTGTCCTTGGGTCTCGATTTTTTAACCGCTACATCAAAATTTGTATCAATATCATCAGCCGTCACACCATACTGCGCCTGATACCGTCGCGCCCTGCCAGACTCAGAAGCATTGTTCTTGCCTTCGTTTTTGGCAATAGTCCTCGCCGTCCTCGCTATATAATCCTTGGTCTTCGGCTTCGCTCCAAAGCCCATCGCTAAGTCACTAAAGAATCCCATATCTCGGTCCTCGTACCTTGTTTACAACTACTCTAGCCTATAATACCTCTTTTGCCAAGGTAACTAAGCCGCCCCTTTCATAACCTTTACGTTCTTTTAATATGTCAGAAGCTGCTTGACGTACTTTACTTAAAATACCTTTATATTTTTCTTGATCTTCTTTAGTTACAAGTTCTGTACCCTCTAACACTGAACCTTGTACTAATTTATTAAAAAATTCTTGTTT